ATGCCCCGCCCCACCCCCGAGGACGTCCGGCAGGAAGCCCACGAGGGCGCCGACGACCGCGTCAACTTGATGCTTGAGCTATGCGACTACGGCCTACGCCGGTGCGAAGTCGCCGTCGTCGACACCGACGACGTCACAGACGGCCCCAGCGGGCCGAGCCTGCTCGTGCACGGCAAGGGCCGCAAACTCCGCATCATCCCCATCACGTCGCAGCTAGCCGCTCGCATTCGAGCCGGCGCGGCCGGCCACACCCCCGGCGCGCCGACCACCGGGCACCTGTTCCCCGGCCAAGTCGATGGCCACCTGTCTCCGCGCTGGGTCGGGACGCTGTGCGCCCGCGTCATGCCCGGCATCTGGACCATGCACAGCCTGCGCCACCGCACCGCCACCCGTGCCCACAAGATCACCCACGACATCATCGCCACACGGGACCTACTCGGCCACGCCTCCATTGCCACCACGGAGATGTACACCCAGGGCGACGACGACGCCGTGCGCATTGCCATGCTGGCGGCCGTGGGCGGGCTTCCGCCGACGACGCAGCTCGACCCGTTCCGCACACGCCGAGCGGCATAAGCTCGGCATAGCTCTTTTGCAGTTCCCGCACGGTTCCACTGTGGGTTAGCTGTACGCGGCCGTATGCTCCCCGGAAATGACTCGCATCACGGGGGATATTCGGTGGCTGGTGTTCTGCTAATCCTGCTCTACGTCGTGCTCTGGTTTCTGACCGCCGGAGTGGTCGGCGCGTTGATCGCGCAAGCCGTCGGCAGCGAGCGCGATATCGGCTTCCTGTGGGGCGCATTTCTGGGAGTGATCGGGTGGACTGTTGTGGTCCTGCGCGCCCGCGACGGCATGCCCGGTCGACTGCGAGTGCGTTGCCCATACTGCGAAGCCCCGCAAAACCTGTCCGCCGGCGAAACCGGCTATCAATGCTGGCGGTGCCACCAACACACGATCACTGATACGGATGATGGCGGCGACGCTGAGGGCCGCTACGGGGTGCAGTGCCCCAAATGCCAGAAGAAGGTCAGGGTCAAATCCGGCGGCACCCGCTACACCTGCTCGTGCGGGAGCCGCAACAATCTCGACCTCTACTGACGTTCCGGCCGTACGCCGGGCACCTACCGCACGCGTAGGTGGTTCTCGATGCCGTCGAGCCGTTTGCCGATCGCCTTGTCGGCGGTGGCGCGGCTGGCGGTCTCGACTGCGACGGCGGTGTGGAGCTCGGCGAACCGTTGGGCCAGCGAGGCGTCCAGCGCGGCGAATTTGTTGTCCAGGTCGACGCGCAGGGGGTCGGCTTTGCCGTGGCCGTTGACCACCTGTTTGTTGGTCTGGTCGACGCCGCCGGCTACGCCGTCGATCTTTTTCTCGGTCTTGCTCTGCCGCACGAGCACCCAGACGGTGCCGGCGGCGGTGAGCAGTGTCGGCATGCCGATGATGACTAACCCGATGAGGCCGACGGCGTCGTTGGGTTCGTAGATCTCGGCTGCCTTGTGGAGCGCCTCCAGGACGTTGATCACTGGAGGTAGGCCGCCAGTGAGGTAGTTGCCGCGGCGCGGGCTTCGACTTGTTTGGCCAGAGAGTCGAGGTCGGTGGCGGTGGCGGTGATGTTGAACGTCTGGGCGGTGGTGGGGCTGGTGCCGATACCCAACGCGGTCTTGGCGGCTTGGGTGACCTTGTCGATGTCGGCGACGATCTGTGCTTGTGCTCCTCCAAGTGCGTTGTAGCCGTTGACGATCTGTTCGGCTGGCGACAGCGGCTCGGGGGTCGGCTCCAGCATGCCGGGTACCCGCTTCTGGGACCTGAGCACGGATGCGGCGGTGGCCACCGCACCGCCGCCTGCAAGGCCTCCGAGCCACTGCAGGCCGTTGATGAAGGTGTTCGCGGTCGATGGGTCGATGAACTTGAGCACGGCGAGCAGCGCCACCAGGGCGATGCCCAGCTGACCGGCGGCGTAGATCGCGGCGCGGGTGTCGATCTTCTCGGGACTGGCGAGTTTCATGGTTGGTCATGCACCTTTCTGATTGTCGAGGAATGCCTGCAGGACAGCAGGATTCGCGTTTTGGATGTCGGCGAGGATGCTGTGTGCCGTGGTATCACCGGCCGCAGCGCGCAGGCCGAGGAACTGGACGACGCCGGGGTGCCCGCCGGCGCGGTCGATCAGCACGGCCCGGGCGTGGGCGATGGTGGCCGTGTCGGTGAAGTTGCCGTTGCCGCTGGCGCACATGAGCAGCCGTGCGAGGGCGTCGGTGTCGGCGATTTTGGCGTCCTCTTCGACCACCAGGCGGCTGTGGAGCATGGCGTCCATGAACTTGATGCGATCGATGAGCTTGACTTTCGGTTCGCCCGGAATCGCGTACGGGGAAAGGGATTCCACTTCGATGCCCCATGAGCCGAGCTGCTCGTCAGGATCCGGAGTTGTCGGGGCCGGAGGCTGACCCGCAGGCGGGGGTCCGACTTCAACGAAGATGCCCAGGGCCGCGGCGAACGCGCTGGCGGTCAGGCCGTCGGCTGAGTTCATGTCGCATGTCGCCCACGGTGGTGCACCTTCGGGAAGGCCGCCGCCGTAGCCCTGGCCGTCGGTGTACTGGTGGGCGATCTTGCCCGGGTAGCCGGGGTTGTTGCCGTATCCGGCGACCACCAGGCGCACGCCGCCGGGCTTGTTCGGCCACAGGGCATCGAGGTCGCCGACGTTGCCGTAGCCGATCACGCGGCGGCGATCGCCGAGCCAGGTGGCGATGTCTTCGAAGGCGGCGTTGATGCCGGCGGACTGGTCGCCGCCGATCTGGCCGTTCCACGATTCGACGTCGAGCATGATCGCCATGCGCGGGTGTGGTTGCCCGACTTGCGATTTGAGTGTGGCGACGGCGTCTTGCCAGTTGGGCCGCCAGACGAAGTAGACGATGAAGAATGCGAGTCGGCCGTCATCGGCGGCGCGTTTGCACCAGGCATAGTTCTGGGCCCAGTTCTTGTCGCGGTAGGTGCCGTCGTTGGAGCGGATGCACAGCACGCGGTAGCCGGCCTGGGTGTAGGCGTCGGTGACCGGTGCCTGCCATTCGGAGACGTCGGCGTACAGGGTGTCGGGTGGTTCGATGACTGTCACAGGGGTTCCGTCCTCGGTGATCGGGCCGGGCAGGTAGGCCCAGGCGTTGGCGTAGGGGTGGTCGATGGGCCAGGCAGCAGGCGCGGTGACGAGGCCTTTGCTGCCGGCGGATTCGATGCGCATGCCGTCGAGCTCGCCCCACATGTGCGAGTTCGCACCACCGCCTGGACCGTGGTGGAACGCGAGCTTGACGACCGCATCTCGGGGGATGTCTTGCGGCCGTGCGACGACCACGACGCCGAACGGGCCGACGCCACCGATGGGGATGGGGCCGTCCATCGTGTCCGGCCGGTAGGACTCGGTGGTCGCGCCTTCGGATTCGCGGCCCCACTGGAAGTGGCCGGTGCTGATGCCGAGGGTGTCGTTCCATACGCCGGAGCAGTCGGTGCCGTCGTGGACGTCCTGGGTGAACATGCCGCCGTAGACGTAGGGATCGCCGAGTCGGGGCCGGATGAAGGCCTTCGCCGCTTCGACGTTGCTGCGGGTGATCGTCATTGCCGGAATCTCCATTTCACGGGGGACAGCAGGGGGTCTTGATGGGGGTCGGCACCGAACACCATCCAGATGCCGAATGAGCCGGCGAACAGGGCCAGGCCCGCGAGGATTCCGCCGGCGATGGCGGCGAGCTGCCTCACAGCGCGACGTCCTCCCACGCCGGCGTCGGCAGTCGCCGTTGCAGCGAGACGTCCTGGACGTTGCCGTCGCCGAGCAGCACAGAGATCCGATCGCGGACGGCGTCTTCGGTGGTGTTCGACAGTTCCAGCGCTTTCGAATTGAGTTGCACCGCACCGGAATCGACCGTCTGACGCTCGGTGTACGTCAGCAGGTAGAGGTACCCGTCGGGCGTAGGGGCGGTCATCAGGCGGCCACCAGGTTGATGCCGACCTCGCCGTGCTTCATCGACGGGCCCGTGTTGAAGGTGACCGACGCGGCGCCGGCGGCTTCCAGGACCACGTTGTTCTTGGCGCGCGAGTCCATGTCGCGGACGATCTGGTCGATTGCCTCGTACGGGCTGAAGCCGATGCCGGCGAACAGTGGCACGTTGCCGGCGGCCGATACGACGGCCAGGGCGGTGAGGTTCGACGAGCCGCCGCTGGTGTTCGAGGCCGCCCCGTTCACGCCCGAAACCCCGGCGTACAGCATGGGTTTCATGTTCTGGATGAACTTGTTGGTGCCGGTCTTGGTGACGTTGGTGGTAATGGTGTGCAAGCCGGTCGCGGGGTTGGCGACGCCGAAGAAATGCACGCTGCCGGTCTCCTGGCCGCCGACGTCGCAGTTCGCCGACGCCAGTCGAGTCAGGGCACCGGACTTGTCGGAGGTGACGGTGAATGCGGTGTAGTTCTCCCACTTCGCCCACTCCGCGGCGTTGTTCGACAGGAACAGCGGCACGATGAGGTACCGGTTCAGATCGGTCGTGACGTTGATGGTCGTGTTGATGCTGTTGACGTTGGAGCCGTAGCCGCGGGCCCCGTAGGCGACCAGGCGAATGCCGGTCGCCGCGGCCACCGAATCAGAGGAGAATTCGAATCCGGTGATGGCGAAGGTCACCGCCGCGGCGGTGCCGGCGATCGCGGAGATGAAGTCGCCCTCGTTGAGCACACCGAGCTGCACGTCGATCGATGTGTTCGCCGCCAGACTCAGTCCGCTGCGGATCCGGTTCGCGCCGCCCGCGGAGCCGCCCGACTTCACGATCGACAGGGAGACAGTGACCGGCGATGCGGTGGTGTTCGTCAGCGTCGCGGTGGACACTTTGAGCGCCTTACCCACGGCGGCCGTGTAGAACGTCGTCTCGGCCGTCGACAGTTGGCCCTGCAGGGTGACCGGGGTGATAGCTGTCGCGGTCTTGATGTTCGCCATGAAATTCCTTGTCTATGAGCTGGTTTCGGGTAGGACGGATTGACCGCACCCCGGTAGGTGCGGCCGAGCGGTTGGATCGATTTAGAGGGCGGTTTCCCAGACGCCGGTGGCGATGACGTCGGCCCATTCGCGGTCGTGAACGATGGCGAGTTGCCAGGCATCGATGGGGGCCTGCACGGGTGCGACGTCCTGGCCGCGCCAGTCGCCGGCGATCGCCACCGCGGGGAACGCCACGCCGCCGACGCGGCGGTGGTGCCATCCGATCCCGGCGCGGGTGTTCGCCCCGCCGGGGAACAGGCCGTCGGTGTCCGACCAGGTGAGCACGTCGGTGAGCTCGCCGCCGGCGGCGCGGTGGGTGATCGTGTAGGCGTTGCCGTCAGCGGTGCACCACAGGTCGTCGCCGGGGTTCAACGCCGGGTAGTTGCGGGCGTCGCGGAATCGGATCGATCCGTTGATGCTCATGACCAGCTGCACGGAGTCTGTGCCACCCCAGTCCGCGTAGGCGGCGACCCAGGTGGTGCCGTCGACGCTCATGCGCACCAGGGCCAGCGCCGACGTGCCGCCGTAGCCCTTGGCTGCCTCGCCGATGGTGATGCGCGAGGAATGATCGGACGAGGCTTGATCGGCGGCGTACGGTGCCACCGTCCAGTACTCGCCGTCGGTGGTGGGCGCGTTGGGCTTGGCGATATTGGCGGTGACATTGAAGCCGAGGCCGATCTGCAGGAACATCGACGGAACCGAGGGCGACCCGGTGAACAGGTAGCGATTGAATTCCTGTCGCCCTGGCGGGGCGTCGGTGGTGATCAGAATCGTTGCCGACGCCGCTGATTCGTTGCCGGCCTTGTCCACTGCGGTCACGTAGAAACCCTGTTGAGTGCCCGGCCGCAGGTCGGTGAGCACCGCGGTACAGTCCAGCGCTTCGGCCAGCTTCACCCCGGTGTCGGTGTAGATCCGGTAGTTGGTCACGCCGACGTTGTCCGAGGCCGGCGCCCAGGTGATGCGTGCCGACGTCGATGTGACGTCGCCGGCCGCCAGGCCCGTGGGCGACGTCGGCGGGGTCGTGTCGGCGTTCAGTGATGCGACGTATTCGTAGTAGGGCGACTTGCGCTGCCACTTGTAGTCGACGACGCCGTACCCGTTGTTGGGGTTCGATAGGTCGGTGCCGACGTTGCGGTAGCTGTACAGGAACGCCGGCCCAATCCATGGCCGGGCCTGGATCATGTCGACCTGCAGTTTCAGCCAGTCCCGCGCCTTCACCAGACCCATCGTCTGACCGAAGCCGAACTCAGTCAGCCAGATTTGCTTTGCTCCATCGCCTTTGGCGACCATGAGGTCCCGAACGGCCTGCACCCGGGCGTAGTCAATCTGAGTGGCGGTGGGCATCTCTTTGGTCCAGTCGTCGGCCATCGAGTACCAGTGGATACCGATGGCGTCGCAGTAGTTCTGCCCACCGAGACCGTAAAACGCCGTGTACCAGTCGATGTGGTTGACCAGATCGAAATGCAAAAAGAAGAAAACCCCCGCCTGACCAGAGTAGGTGGCGCCCGGGGTGGTGCCGCCGCTGATGACCGTCGCGGACGAATGCTGCGACTTGATCCCGTCGTAGGCGGGTTTGAGGTACTCGAGGTACGCCGCCGCGGTGGTGGGCGTGAAGAACATCGACCAGTTCTGTTCGTTCCAAATCTCGTAAGCATCAACAAGATTCGACCCAGATGGGCCGTAGCGGCGGGCCAGTTCGGCGCAGAACTCACCGAAGTTCGCCGGGGTGCCGTCGCCGCCGCCCTTGGTCGACCCGGCGGGCAACACGTTCAGCAGGGGCTTGATGCCGTACTGGGCGCACAGGGTAACGGCGCGGTCCAGGTAAGTGAAGTCATACTGGCCGCGGGTCTTCTCGATCAGATTCCACGGCGCGCCGAACCGCACTCGCCTGCCGCCGATATCCTTGATGCCCTGCAGCAGCTTACGGATATCAGCTTCGCCCATAATGCTGTTACCCCAGGCGATTTCGGCCTGGGAGAAGCCGAGATCGATCACGACACATCACCGGTCATAGAACGTGACCTTCCTGATTCCGGGACCCCAGTAGCCGTCGTCGGGTCGATTCATGACGTTGGAGACGACACCGACGTTGCGCTTGCTGGATCCGTGAGTGACGACGTTTCCCGAGTCCGTCCAGTCCAGTCCCATCGGCTGACCATTGCGCAGCACGTGGAACGTGTTGGTCGCGGGCTCGTACCAGATGTCGAAAGTGTTGAGGTTTTGCAGCTGGGAGGCGACGAAGTCGACTTTCTTGCGGGGCACAGCCACGGTCGGAGATGACCCGGTCAGCAACCGCACCGAGTCACCATTGAATCCCGAATACACTTCCACCGCTGCGTAATTCGACATCGACGTGTCGCCGCAAATCCACGCCCGGCAGGAGCCTTTCATCTTCCCGTCCAGGGTGATCTGGATCCCGTGCTTGTCGGTGCCTGGCTTGCGCGCGGTCGACGGGGTCCCGCAGTAGGCAGCCATCAGCGCCGGCGTCTGGATGTACGGGCCACGGGTCGACACCGCGAGGCTGCCGGTGATCGCCGTCCACCCCGTCACGCCGACGATGCTGAAATCGTCGGTCTGCGACGGCCCGGTCGGGTTGTTCTGCAACGCGTTCATCTGGGCTTGTAGGCCGGCGACCTGACCGAACAACAGCTCAAGCACATGCGCCGGCACCGACGCGACCTGACCAAGGATCGCGAGCGGGATCGCGGCGAGCTCCAGGCCCTGCGTGATGCTGCCCAACAAGCCGGTCGAGAGTGCGTCGACGATCTTCTGCAGGATGTTGCGCGCCCAGGTCCCCAGGTCGTTGAGGTCGCCATCTTCGATGCCGGTGATGACCTCGACCAGATCACCGAGCAGCGGCACCTTTTCGAGCGCCATGATGACGCCAGTGACCTTGATCGTGTTGGTTTCGCCATCGATGAGCGTGGCCGGGTCGACGCCGAGCAGCCGGCCGGCGATCGCCGCGATGATCAGCAGCGGTAGTGAGGCACCGGGAATGTCGGGCAGGCCACCGAACACCGCGGCGAGTGGCCCGTCGGGAGAGGTGAACACCGATACCCCGGACCCCCGGGTGCCGATGAACTTCTCTTTGAACATGTCCTTGACGGCGTCCTCGTCGAGGCTGCGCAGATCCGCAGCAGAGGTGGCCGAGTGGCCGACCGCCGACAGGATGGCGGGCCAGCCGCCGGCGTTGACGCCGTCAGCGCCGTTGGCGATGACGCCGGCCACTACTCGGGGTCCTCGAGGTCGGCTGGGGTGACAGCACTCACGTGGTCGGCCACCGTGTCAATGCTGGCCTGGGCTATCGGGCGAAGCCGTGCAGCCTCCTCGGCCATCTTCTCCGGGGTATCAGCGGCTTCGATGCGATCGGCGAGCTCGGACAGGTCAGCGTTGCCGCTGCCCCGCAGGAACCGCAGGCCGGCCTCCCTGTCGATCTTCACCGGCTCCTGTGCAGCGTGCGCGCCCATCATCGCCGGCCCCTGCCGTTCGAGCTGCAGGGTGGCCAGTTCCGGGTGGATGCGCACGCCCAGGCCGTGCAGCTTGTCCGCGATCGGCGCCCGGGCCGGCGGCGGCAGAAACCACAGCGCCTTCGCCAGGGCGCGGACTTCGAAAACTCGTGTGGTGCTGGTGTTAGACGCCATCGAGGGCCTGCCATCCTGTGACCTGCACGCCGGGCCCGAACGGGGTCAGCGACGCCATGAACGACATGCCCAGGTACCGGTAGCCGGGGCCGTGCGGGACGATGCCCATGCTGTCGGTCCACGACAGCAGCGGCGTGGTGTCGGTGCCCTGGTAGATGAACACGTTCTTGGTGAGGTCGTCGTAGGCGACGGTGTAGTCCTCGTTGTTGTGCACGTTGTGCGTCAGCGCCGGGACTCGATCGGTGAACGCGGTCGGCGAGTTGCCTGTTCCGATGCGCAGGCTGTTGGTGCCGTTGCTCGATTCGAATTGAACGCCAAGGAAACTGGTGAGCCGCTGATCGGCGCACAGGATGATGGTGGTCTTCGCCTTGACCACGATCGGCGACGGATCGATGACCGTGACGTGCACACGGGCGCTGTCGCCGTTGAGCGGCGTGTCCCACCGGATCGCCGATTGGGAGAACAGCGCGTCGAAGTTCGGGCCGACCGAATGCGGCAGGCCGTAAGCGCTGTTGTCGTGCACCCGAGCCCGACCGGAAACGGCCTTCCAGTTCGATCGCAGCCCCAACGTGGGGAACGTGTCGACGAACCGCAGCGCCTGATTGGAGATGACGGTGGCCGGCGCCGAGGTGAGCGGCGCTTCCATCCGGACAACCTTGCCGTACCGGATTTTGTAGACGTCGCCATCGACGGTGTTCAGGAAGATTTCGAAATTGCAGCCACCCCCGATCGGGTCGACGTCGGCGGCTGGTGCCTTGAACGAGATCACTTGGGGTGTCACGGTTCCGGTGACGGTCAGCAGTTCACCGCCACTGGTGTCGCTGAACACGCAGGTGACGGTGGCATCGGCCGGCCAGGGCCGTCCGGGTTTGGCGACCAGGTAGGGCCGCTCGGACGGGTTGGGGTTCCACGTGGCGCCGCGGGAAAGCTGCACCACGGACATGCGGGGTTCAAACACACTCCGCACCTTTCGCTGGTAGGTGAATGATGTTGTGTTGCATGGCAGTTAGGCGATCAGGCGGACGCCGACGTCCTGGATGGTGCGCAGTGCCGTGTTGAACAGTTCGGCGCTGCGTTCTCCGGTCGACATGGCGGCTTTGTTCTGTCCGGCCTTGATGACGAACTGGCTGTAGCCGGTGTCGTCGCCCTCTTCGGTCATCTCTTCGAGTTGGTTGACGAACCGCACGTCGACGCCGGCCGACCGTTCCAGCGCGCCGGAGGTGGACCAGAATCGTTGCCCGGTCTGGGCGTGCAGGCCGGGCATGAGCCAGGTGCCTTCGTGGATGACCATGGTGTGCGAGGTCTTCGATTCGGTGGCTTTCATGCCGCCGCGCATCGCCGCGGCCGCGGCCAGGCTCCACGAGTTCGCCTCACCGCCGCGGGTGAAGACTTCCCACAGGTGCACCCAGCCGAGATTTGTTCTGCGCCCGTTGTTCTCGACTTGGTCCCAGGCCAGGATGGTGCCGACGAGGAACGGCATGATCACGTCTGCAGCGATGGTGCCGAGGGAGTCGAAGCCAGCGAGTAGGAAGTAGCCAACGAGATTGCCGACGCTCTCGATGATCAGTTTGGCGATCGCGTCCGCTGTTGGGTTATCGCCGCCGACGATGACGCCGACGGCGGTGGCCGGGCTGTAGGTGACCTTGGATTGCAGGTCGTTCCACCAGGAGTCGACGATTCCGACGGTGGGCGCCGCGGCGAGGCTGCCCAGCCAGCCGGACTGCCAGTACTCGTCCGGGTAGAGGCTCTCGTCGTCTTGGATCAGCGACAGGCTGTCGGAGACGAACCCGTCGGTCCACTGCACAATCGATCGGGCCAGACCCATCGCGGCATTGCCGCCGAAGAACGAACCCTTCTCGCCGAAGCCGGACTCGTCGTCGATCCAGGCGACCAGAGCGCCGTTGGCGATGTTGTTGTCCAGCAGGCCCGTGACGGTCTCGCCTTCGCCGGTGAAGATTCGCCGGGTACGCAGGACGCATTGCGCGTCGTCGAGGCTGGAGGCGATAACGCCGTCGGCTTGATTCATCCGGGAGCCGATGAACGTCCACAGCGCGGAGCTGGTGAGGAAGTTCGGCACCTTGACGTGGACCTGCCAGTTGGCCGGGTTCACCGATGCCCAGACCCCTTCGCCCCAGGATGCGATGTCGCCAGGGTCGTCGGGAATCGTCAGCGCGGCGAGGATGGATTCCTCAACTTGCTTGCGAAGTACATTGAGCCACAGGAATGTTGACGCACACCAGTCGGTCGGGCCGAATGACATGTAGTCGCGCGGCCCCTGCCAGATTGGGATCGGCAGTACGGGGTTCGGCGGGCCGAGCAGGAACTGGAACACCTGTTTGTCGTCGTTGAACGTCGCGGTGAGGTAGTCGACGCCGTCTTCGGTTTCGACCAGCCAGTGGTGCATCATGCCGGTCCAGCGCCAGGCCCCGCCGTACCGATCGACACGAATGATGACGTTTTTGCATTCGTCGGGGTTGTTGGGAATGCGGGCGATCATCTTGGCCAGGAAGTGGTTGGCCCGGACTTTCAGATACCCGGCCGAGGAGATGTTTTTCTTGTCCGGGAACTGACGTTTGACCAGATCGTTGGGGTCGAAGCGACCTCGGAAGATCAGGCCCGGGCTCTGGCCGTCCGGCGGGTTGGTGTAGATGCTGATCTCGGTCTTGGCGCGCTGCATGGCCTTGCGGCGCCGGCGGATTTCGTCGGTGCGTGCGCGAGTGTTTGCGAGGGTCGCGAGGCTCATGGCTACGCTGCCACCGGGTCGATGACCTTGCCCGCGGCGATGAGCGGGGTGGAGAACGGTTCGGCGTACCAGCGCGGCAAGGTCAGCAGTACCCCGAGGCCTGCGGCCTGGGCTTCCAGAACCCGCACGACGCAACCGGATTCGGGGTCACCGGCCCCGGGCGCGATGGGGTAGTCGAGGTTGAAGCCCGGGTTGCGGTTACCGACCGGGGTCTCCCACTCAGACAGGAACAGCTCCATGTCCGGCCGGGACATGACCGTGGTGTTCTCGCCTAGCATCAGCGTTGGGACGGGGAACGTCTTGCCCAGGTCGTCCTGGCCGCGGCCGTATGCCTCGGAGCCGTACGAGTAGTCGGGCAGGATGAATTTCGCGCCGCCGTCGAGGTCCCATTCAGGCCAGATATCGACGGTGCCAGGGTTGAAGTACGGCAGCGTAAACCAGTACGAGCCCGACCCTGGTGTCTCCCAGCCGAACTGCTCAGACGGCCCGACGTAGAACGGCAGCTCGCAGCGCTGTGTCTGCACCACCGACCCGTAGGCGAGCAGGTGCGGGTCTTTGCCTTCGAAGTTCTGCGAGGACACCGACTGCGGCGCTTCGACAGTGCGCACCCCGAGCAGCCGTTCCCCGTCCTGGCTGGTGTATTCGATCTGCGATTCAAATTGCGGCGAGAACATGGCCTTCCACCGCGAAAACAGGGTGTGCCACAACGGGGAATCTTGATCAATCCGCTCACCGGTAAACGGGTTCATGATGTGGATGGTCCAAACCACGTTGCGGGCCTGCGGTTTCCACGACGAAAAGAACGAACCGAACGGCCCGACACCCCAATTCGATTGAATCGGCATGTCGAACAGGCCAGTGGAGTGCGGCGCCAGGAACGGCCCCCAGGAATACTCCTGCGGGGAGATGATGCAGTAGTCACCGTTGAAGCCGCGGACGGCGATCATGTCCGGTTCACGGTTCACGAGAACGCCGCCAATCGGGCCTGCATGTCCTGGGATTCCTTCAACCGGATCGCCTCCATGATGTCCGCAGGCTTGTATCCGGCCTGCACGTTGTAGGTGGTGCGGTTATCGGGCGCGGTCTGCGGCACCCGCTGTCGCGCAAAGTTCAACTCGCCGTAGGCATTTGGCGTGGTTCCGGTCGTGACATTCCCGACCAGGCTCGAGGAGACGACGTTGACGATGCCGGTGGCGATCTTGCCGCCCTCGTTGAACAGTCCGGAGATGAGCGCGCCGGCCCCGCCACCGGCGCCCATACCGCCGGCCCCGAACGATGCCGCCGATGCGGCCGTCGAGGCGATGTTGCCGAGCGTCGCTGCGCCCGAGGCAATCCCGGTGTTGATGGCCGACAGGTTGTGGTTCAAGCTCGGCGACGGCGGCGCGACTGGGGTCAGGCCCGGGTACTTGTCTTGCGCTGGCCGGGCTGGATCGGCCTCTGCCGGGGCCGTCGGCGCTGCGGACGCCGCTGGTTGTCCTGGATGATCCACGGGCGCGGGCAGCTGCGTGACCGGTGCTCCCGGAATCTGTTGTGCGCCGCGCGGAATTTTCTTGAGCGCCTCGGGGAGCTTCGGAGGAATGACCGGCGGGACGTAGCCGGTGATCGCGCCACCGACCTCGAAGCCGCGGACTCGGCCGCTGTGCAGGGCGCTGCGGAATGCGTACACGCCGGCCTGGCCACCCATGGCGTTGACGTCGTCGACGGTGAACATGTGCTCGCCGGGCATGCCCCACAGCGGCACCGAATCCTTGCCCGGCGTACCGCCGGTGATCGGTCCGCCGGCCGCGTAGCCCCGGCCCTGGTTGATGTGGTTCGGGATACCGGAGGCGTTCTGACCGTACGTCTTGGCGACGTAGTCGATCATCGCGTAAATCTGCGCGACGCCGTCGTTGATGTTGCCGCCGGTGATGTTGTGCGCGTTGAACGTGCCGGCCTTGAATTGGCCCAGGCCGATCGCGGGCAGGCCGTCGGAGTCTTTCGGGTTGTAGGCGTTGGGGTCGCCCTTGGACTCGAACCCGATCTGACCGACCAGCGCGTTGGTCCAGCCTTCGATGTTGGTGATGCCGTAGCGGGGCCCGATCTGCTGCAGTGCGGTCATGATGACCGGTGCCCACCGCGACGCGCCCTGGCCGGCAGTCGGCGCGGCCGGCAGTCCCCTGCCGCCGGCGGCCCCACCGGAGGACTGCAGGACGGCCATATCGGCCTTGGCTTCCTCGAGCTCGCGGCGTGCCTTGTCGACCGCCCGCTGCGCCGAATTGCGCTGGGACTCTTTCGCGTTCGGCTTGAGCTCGGACTGACGCTCCAGCGCGGATTGCAGCCGGCCTTCGAGGTCGGTGATCTTGTCCTGGGCTTCGCGGAGTTTCTTCGGGTCGAATTTCTTGCCCTTACCGCCCTTGCCACCGTTGGCGCCGAGCAGCGTGGCGAACGGGCCGTCGTCACCGAGGGCGAAGCCGGCGGACTTGGCGACCGACTGGAACCACGGGTTGTTGGGCGAGAGAATCGAGTTCTCCAGACCGACGGTGCCGAGCAGTCCCGACCAGAGCGTGGATCCGAAGCTCATGAGGGTTTTGCCGGCGAACTTGCCGAGCCAGTCGCCGGTTTGGTCGCCCCACTGCGCCATCAGCGTCGGGTCGTTACCGGCCTGCATCAGACCGGCCAGGCCCGGCAGCAACCGGGTGCCGTCCTGCCCCGCGGTGCCCGCCGCCGTGCCGCCGCCGAACAGGCCACCGAGGTTGCCGAACGGGCCACCGAGGTCCGACAAGAACGATCCGAACAGTCCGCCGCCGGCCGCGTCGGTGTCGGCGCCAGGGAGCGCCACAGGCCCCGGGAGCGCGCCAGCGGTGAGGCCGTGGGGTTCGATCGCGCCACCGGGCGCGTAGCCCCGGACACGGCCGCTGTGCAGTGCACGGCGGAAGGCGTAGACGCCAGCCTGCCCGCCCATGGCGTTGACGTCGTCGACGGTGAACATGTGCTCGCCCGGCATCCCCCACAGCGGCACCGAGTCCTTGCCGGGCGTACCGCCGGTGATGGGGCCACCGGCGGCTTTCTGGGCCGGCGGGGCGGCCGGGGCCGCGGGCGGGATTGCGAAGGGGTCAGCGGCCTGGGTGTTCGGATTGCTCGGCGGCGCGGGCATCCCGAGGCTGGTACTGATCAGTGCGCGGTACGCCTCACCGACCTGGCCCAGCTTGCTCATGGTGTCGTCGAATCGGGCTTGGTCGACCGTGATGTTGATGGTCTTGTCGTTGTTGGTGCGGACCTCGTAGCCCAGTGCCCGCAGCTGCTCGAGCACAGCGGGGGCCAGGGGCGCGTCGACGACGATGTTCTTGTCGTTGTCGGCGTGGACCTGCACACCGATCTTGGTGAGGATGTCCAGCACCGCCTGGCCGCCAGGTGCACTGACATTGACTGGAGTGCTCCGCGGGATCGCGTCGAACGCAGTCTTGATGTTCGCGGCGGCCTGCGGGAGGTCGACGTTCATCTTGGCCGCCAGCGTGTCCAGCAGCGGTTGCGCCGTTTGGCCGGTCTCGGCAGCCTTGTTGAGGCTGTCGCGCAGGTTGGTCAGGCCCTTGGCCGCGTTCGCGCCGGCCGGGCCCATGCCGCGCAGGCGGCCCGCCAGGGCATCGAACAGGCCTTGATCGCCGGCGATCTGAGAGGCGAGTTGCTTCTCGGTCAGGCCAAGGTTCTTGATGGCGGACGTCGCGTCCTGGCCGCCCTTATCGCCGAAGTCGGCTTTGAACCGGTTGGGCAGGCTGCCGACCATGGCTTCGACGTTGGACAGCGCGTCGTCGCCGATCTTGCCGCCGCTGGCCAGCAGCGAGTCATTGAGCGACTTCTGTTGCGCCGAAGCCTCTTCCAGCGTGGCGGTGCCTTCGGCGATGCGCTGCTGCAGCTTGGCGTTGGCGTCGGCGGCCTGTTCGGCGGCGCGACGGTTCTCACGTAGCACTTCGTTGTAGGCGGCCAGCGCACCACCTGCGACGAAGCCGATTCCGGCGCCAATGGGGCCGCCGAGCTCAGTGCCGATGAGTGTTCCGGAAGCAATAGTGCCCAGCGCACTGCCAACGGCTCCAGCGGTGGTGTCGGCTCCGATCTGCATCGAGGAGCCCACAGCAAGGCCCGTGAGGCCAAGGGTCCCGCGAGTGCTGGTGAGCCCGCCGGCGACGCGAGACGCGCCGTTGCGCAAGGCCGCCAGGCGGCCACCGCGGGCCGCCGCAGTGGCGGGGCCGCCGCCGGCGCCGAGCGCGCCGCCGAGGGTGGCAGCGTTGTTGCCGGCGGTTTTGAGCGCGCCGCCCAGGCCGGTGATGTCTTTGGCCAGGGCGGCGATGCCGGTGATGGACTTGAAGCCCAGCAGCGCAGTGACAACACCGGTAACCAGGCCCGGCATGGACGACAGGCCCTTGGCGATGCCGCCGATGATCGGCATGAGGATTTCGCCCCACTGCTGCATGCCCTTGAACGCGTCGATGAGTACCTTGCCGACGTCCTTGAGGACGGGCACGAGCTCGCGCAGCCGCGCACGGGCGTCGTCGAAGAACGCGCGCAACTTGGCCTGTCCCGCAGACGATCCCGTGAGGTTGGCCAGGCCCTTGGTGGCGTTGTCGAGCATCTTGATGAAGCCGCCGTCGCCGCCGGCGGCCTTGGTCAGGTTGGTGAAAATCTTCCCGATGTTCAGGACGCTGTCGCCCAGGCGGGAGACGGCGGTGATGCCGTCGTTGATCCACTTGTCGAGGTTGCCGTTGGTCGCCGACTTGTTGATGAACGCGTCGAACCGACCCGACACCTTGGTCAGGCCGTCAGCCAGCCGCGGTAGCGCGGCCGTGCCGGTGGTTGCCAGCTGGCCGAACGCGTGCACGAACGGGCCGATCGCGGCGTTGGCCTTGGTCTGGGCCTGTGCGGTGTTCCCGAAAATCTTGTCCAGGAACGACTTTGACGAATCCGAACCGGCGGCGCCGAGCAGCGACTTGAAGGTTCCATTCCAGGCGGTCGAGATCTGGCCGAGCCCGGTCTTGAACGTCGGCATCAGCCGCCCGGAGACGTCCTCGATCGACTTGCCGATGCCGTCGAACATGTTCTGCTGCACGATGTCTTTGCGCAGCTTCTCGAATTCGGGGAGCACCTTGCCGATGGAGGTGACCGTTTCCACCGCGGCGGGCGAGAGGTCCTTGAGCGCCTCCGCGGCCTTTTTCAGGTCCTTGGGGTCGCCGGACTGTGCGGCCTTGTACATCTGGCCGATTGCGTCGCCCATCCCCGTGAAACCGAGCTTGGCAGTGCCGATCGACGAGGCGATGCCGGCGAACACGCCGGGCATGACCAACCCGGCCTGCGAGAGCTGCTGGATCGCGCCGGCGAGGTTGGTCGCCGCCAGCGCCGCGACGGGGAGTTCCGTGGTGCCGGCGAGCAGCCCGTTGAACAGCCCGCCTTTGGCGAGCTTGCCGACGATGCCATCGGCCGCGCTACTGAGCTCCTCGAGTTTCTTGAGCGCGCTGCCGGTGTCCGCGTTGACCTTGACGTCGATGTCCTTGGACTGGCGCGCGCGGAACGCATCCATGTGCGCGGTCGCGCCCGCCAGCTTGACGTCGACGTCGAGACCGATACCGTTGCCCTGCTGGTCTTTACGGAACTTGTCCAGCTCGGCGACGGCCTTGCTGGTGTCGGCCTGCAGGAGCAGTGCGAAGTCGCGGTTGATCTTGGCCAGGTCCGCGTCGAGTCGCTTGCGGAACTCCGACGCGTCGGGGATGACCTTGAGGCGTGCTTCGCCGGCGGCATATTCAGCCAATGTCGAGCTCCCTTCCTCGTTGCAGGCCGGCGGCGACGGAGGCTTCCAGTCGGTCCGCTTCGGCGTGGTCGTCTTGGACTGCGAATCGCTCGGCCGGGAAGACCGGGCCTTGCGGCAGTGGGTAAGTGGGCTTGTTGGCCGTGACGCGGATCAGGACCGCGAGTTCACGGCGGATGCCCAACAGGCCGTCGGCGACCTGGTCGTAGCCGGCGAGGTCGGGTCGTGGCGGCGGGTCGTCGTCGGCCGGCTTGTTCTCGGCGAGCTGTTTGCGGAACACGTCGTCGAACCGCGGATCGGTGAGATAGATGGCCCACAGTTCGGTGCCCCGTTGGCGGCCGAGGCGGTCGCAGAGGATCAGGAACTGTGGCCACGGTCGACGCCCGCGAACCCAGTCACGGGCGTCGATGCCGTTGAGGTGGACTGCGAAGTCGCCCTCGATGATGTCCCAGTAGTGGTCGATCAGGTCGAGGATTCGGGCGCTTTTCCCGCCAGGTCCTCATCGAGGGTGCGGCCGCAGGTCGGGCAGACTCCGGATTCCGGTGTGCGGGGCAGGAATTCGTCGCGAATGTCGACAATGAACTTGTCCCACAGCGCGGGTTTGTCTTCGAAGAATTCGATCACCGCGTCGTAGGCGTCGCCGAAGAACGCGCGGTCGTAGGCGGCTTCGGCCTCGTCGATCTGGGCCTGGATGCCGTCGAGGTTGAAGGCGTTCTTCCATTCGGTCATCGCCGCCTGATAGGCGGCGGTCAGCTGCTGGTGCGCGGCGTTCGCGGCTTCCCATGCGGCGAGCTGCGCGTCGTCGTGGTCGTCGGGCAGATCGGCCAGCGGAACCGGGGCGGTGGGTTCGGCGGCGACCGCCGCGGCGGCGCGCCGGGCGAGCAGGTTCTGCGCGAAGTACTTCGCGAGCTCGGCGGCGTGCAGGTCGTGCATGCGGGTACGGGTCAGCGGCGCGACGATGATGTCGTCGGTGACCGGGTAGGGCTCGGGGTCGTTGGTCTCGCCGTGCAGGGCGAGCAGTCGCGGCGACATCGCCGAGCGGTTGGTCTTGTTCTTGGAGCCGGTAGCCATCCTGTGGCGGCCTTCCTGTTTCGCGAATGGGTGTGGGTACGCCGAAGGCCCCCAACCCATGCCTGTGGGTGGGGGCCTTCGGACGTGGAGCTGGCTGCTACGAGACGGTGACGGCGCTGACCGAGGTCAGGATGTCGCCGTTGACCGTGACGTAGGTGGCGGTGACGTTGGCGGTGCCGGCCGCCACGCCGGTGATCAGGCCGCCGGCGGACACGGTGGCCTTCGCCGGGGCCGAGCTGATGAACGTCGACGCCGCGGTGCGGTCGATGCCGTTGTTGTCGGTGACGGTCAGCTGCTGGGTGTGGCCGGCGCCCGCGGTGACGGTCAGCGCAGGCGTCGCCGGGGCGGCGGTGATTCCTGTGGGGACCGGGGTGAAGCCGCCGTCGACGAGCTCGTTGATGCGCTTCCAACCCGGGCCGAAGATGTCCAGGGTCAGCGGGGTCTCCAGAGCGTCTTCGGTCTGGAAGTTCATCGTCCACGGGTACATGAGCACCTCGGCATCGACGATCTTCTGGGCGTCGGTCTTGGCGATGTTGACGCGGTTGCCGATCCATCCCATGCCGATGTACAGGCCGTCGAAGTCGTCCTCGCCGTACAGCACGGCGCGAGCCAACCGGTTCTGCGGCAGGTCCGACACCGAGGCCGTGAAGCCACCCCCGGCGTCGAGCTCGACGTCCGACCAGTCAGTGCCCCAGTAGTTTTCGAGGTTGGCCTTGCTGGTCTCCTGGGGGCTCAGTCCCAGCTGGATGACTCGCTTGGTCGGAATCTGGCGGGTGGGGCCGCCGACGCCGTGCGACTCGGTGTCGTTGATCGTCTGATCGTTCGACAGGTTGCCGCCTTCACTCTTTTTGTGCAGGCCGATCGGGAAGCCGCCCACCGGCAGCACCAGAGCACCGGTGGCCTCATCGTGAATGCTGGTGATCAGCGGTGCGCTGTAGGAGTACTGGATGACGGAGAACTGGCGTGCGGCGAGCAGCAGATTCTTGCGCTTGGTGAGGGCGCGCTGGCGGTCAGTGAGTGCCATGATGGTGTCCTTTCATCGGTCGAGCTCAAGGAGCTCGCGGTAGTCCGGCAGGCTCTTGGGCCGGTCGGTGTGAATTTCGAACGTCACCGGGACCAACTTGTCGTCGAGGATCTGTTCGGGGATCAATTGCGGGCCGAGGAGCTCCCCCTGCACCTTGATGAATGTGGTGTTGAGTCCGGAACGCGTTGTCTCACTGCGGTGTACGGTGCCTCCGTCTTCGAAGGCCCACAGCATTTCCCGGACGTATTCGATGAGGTCCCAGGAGTCGTCGCGGTTGGCGCACCAGGCGGCGATCTGGATGCGGGTCTGGTCGACCCACGGCCGGCGGTCCCGGTTGATCTGGCCGCCGACCCGGTACACCCGCAGGTATCCGTTGCCTTGGTCGAGCCATTCGCCGGCTGCCTTCGGAGTGGGCAACCAGGACCGCACATCGACCCCGGACAGGCCCGCCGCGGCCGTGTTCTCGGCAAACGTGAACAGGTCCTTGACGGTGCGTTCGGCGTCGGGCGAACCGCCGCGCCACCAGGCCGGGTAGGTGATCACCAGGCCCCCAGTTGCTCGAGTACCCAGTTGAGATCGCGCGCGGCGTGGTGGCCACCGGAGACCACCGGAGTGTCGACGTCGTCCGAATCCTCTTGTGGTCCTTCGACTTCCGCGTGACGGCCGAATTCGTGCGGCAGGACGTACTCGCCTGCCGGCACCGCACCGCCGACGGTGATCACGCCGCACCACCGTGGCTGGCCTTTGAGCACGTCGGTGAACTCAGTGGAGGGGTGCGCGGCGGCCGCCAGGTTGCCGGTGACCTTGGCGACGCGCTCGCGGTAGAGCGCAACGCCGAGCTCGGCGATTTCGTAGCAGATCGACCGCATTCGCGGCGAGACGAGGGCGGCACCGATCGCCGGGTTCGGATCCCGGTAGATCTTGACGTCCATTACCGACCTCCCTTGATCTGGTACCACTTCCAGCCGAAGTCATCGCCCGTGAGCGGATGGTCCATATCCCCCATCGCCAGGCCGTACACCGTGAAATGCGTTGCTTGCCAAGTGATCCTGTCACCGGCCTGCATGTCGTAGCCGCGGGGAACGAAGACCTTGCCGCTGTGAGTTGCCTTCGCTCCGCGGTCGGTGCTGGGCGCCGCCTGGTCCAGGACCACCACCGCCTGGGTGGTGGGCAGATCGGTCCAGCTGGTGTTGCCCATGCCATCGTCATCCGGCCGCTGCGGGGTGAGCGTGGCCGGCGCGGCGGGATTAAGTAGGGGCATCGACTTGGCCCGAACCCTGGTGATTCCACGGGTATCCGGGGACCCGCGTGTTGGAACCGAGTTTGATGGAGAACCCGGCCCCGCCCACCGGCCTGCCGGCGAGTCGGTCGGATTCGGCGTTGGTGAGGTACAGGGCGCCGGTCGGGTTGACGTACTTGTTGGTGACCGCCGCGGACACGACGTCCATCGTCTGGCTGCTGGTGGACTCGCTGACGCCGTCGCCGTTGATCATGGCCCGCTTGACCATGTCCATCGACACCTGGGCGCACGTCAGTTCGTCGAAGCTGGCCGAACCGGGCTGCTCGTTGATGAGCTTGGCGGCCCAGCCGAGCAGGGTCGTCGCCCGACCCTGCTCGGCCTCGCTCAGCGTCCGCCAGTAGTTCTCCAAGTCCGTCGCCGTGGCGTACGGTTCCGGGAGCACCAGGGGCACTGTTACTCCTGCGCGCCCGCGCCGCTGTCGCCGGCATCGCTGCCGCCAGCGCCACCGGAAGCGTCGGCGCCGCCGTCCCCGGACTGGCCGGAGTCACCGGACTGACCCGAATCGCCCTGTCCGGCATCGGACTTGCTCGACTTCGAGGCGGTCGACTTAGCCGGCTTGTCGGCCTTCTCGTCGACCTCGACGATGTCGCTGTAGGCGCCGGTCTTGGCCTCGGCCAGCTTGCGCAGCCGGGCGACGTCGGTCTGTTTGGTGGTCTCGAACTCGTAGACCTGCGGGTCACTGCCGGCGACCGGGGTGAAGTGCGCCCAGGTGGAGTCGTCAGTGCCGTCCTTGGAGAAGTGATAGCCCTTGGGGGCCTGGAATTTTGCCATGGTTCGAATTCCTTTGTCTCAGAGATTGATTGGGGCTTGCCCTGGCTTAGGTCAGGTCCTTGATCCAGCCGTGGTAGTTCTCGGGGCCGTATTCCAGACCGCCCTCGCCGTACAGCTGGTACTTGTCCGAGGCCCCGGTCTTGGCGATCGGCTCGGCGAACACGCCCGTGCCCTTGCCGGGGATGTCCAGGAACACCGGGGCGCAGACGCCCAGGTCGAGGACCCCGATGCCGTTGGAGGGGAACCAGCGGTTGAGCATCACACCGAAGGTGCCGAAGTCGGTGATGATGGTGTCGACCGCGACGCCGCCGACGTTGCGGGTCATGGTCGGCTGGTTCAGGTTCGGGGTGGCGTACAGGTTGGACAGCGCGATCTTCTGGGCCGCGCCGACCATGAACACGGTGGTGTCAGCAGCCAGCGGAGAGCCGTTGCTGAACATGGCCGCCAGCGCGTTGTCGACGATGGCCTTCGTCAGGGCGCGGTTGGTGCCGCCGTTGGCGAACACGTTGGTGGCGATCGCGGGCAGGATGCCGCGGGTCTGGCGGGCGGTCGCGTTGTTGGCGGGCTTGGCGTAGACGCCCGAGAGGAACGACTGCTCGAAGTCGATGGCCATCTTGCGCAGCTTCAGCATGACCTGGTGAGTGAGCTCGTCGGTCACCGGGTTCACGCCGTCGGTGGTGGCGATGCCCGAGAGCTGGCCGGTGGCGGCCTGCTTGGTGTAGGACACCTCCACCGATTCCTGGTGGATTTCGACGACGTTGCTGACGTTGGTGCGCGAGACCTCCGAGGCGGTCGGTGCCGCCGCGCCTTCGGTCTTGGAGTTGTTGGCGCTGGAGGCTTCCAGGCCTTCGGTCTGCCACTCGAATTCGACCGAGGTGGTGCGCTTGCCGCCCGACAGGCCGCCGATCGCGGACAGGAACGGGGTGTCCGATGGGGCGACGGTGTACAGATCGCCCGTGTAGTTGGGCAGGTTGTAGGTAGTACCGATACCAGAAACAGTGGCCATGACGGCCTCCTTTCGTTATGCGCCTGCGGCGCGGAGGGTGACTAGTTGTTCCGTTTTCGCTCGGAGTGCGGTTTTCGAGTCCCCCTGGGACTCAGCGACGGCAGCCACCTGGGCTGCCGTGAGGGGCCCGTTGCCCGCCTGGCCCTGGGCGCGGTTCGGGGTGAATCCGCGCTTGGGTTCGGTGGCCACGAGGTAGGGCTTGTCTTTGACCAGCTGCTCGATGCGGGCAGCCAGCTTGTCGGCGTCGATGCCGTCGTCGTCGGTCACGTACTGGGTCAGGTCGCCGATCATGGTGACCGCGTCAGCAGGGTCGACGAACTTGCTTGCCGCCGCGAGGGCTTCGACCTTGGCCTGCACGGCCTGATTGCGCCAGGTTTCCGAACGGGTGGCCTGGGTTGCCAGGTCCTGCCGGGCCGTCTCCAGTTCCCCCTGTTCGTCGCGCACGGACTGGGCGTGGGCGTCCAGAATCGGTTTGGCTTCGGAGACCTTCGTCGTGAGTTGCTTGTTTTCGCTGCGCAGGTTCTGGATCAGGTTCCACGCCTTGGCGGGGTCGAAGTTCGCGTCGTCGCCCCACGGCGGGGCCGGGGTGGCCGGCGCTGCTGCGGGGGAAGTCGCAGCAGCGGCGGGTTCGGCCGTTGCTGGCGCCGCTGCGGCGGCGGCAGCCGGGACCTGGGTGGGCATGTTGTTGGGGGTCGGTGCGGTCACTTCGGGCGCCTCCTGGGCATCAAAAAAGCCGCCCCACTCGGGACGGCTTCTGTATCGGGTGTATTCGGTTGTGCGGCTTAGTCTTCGGGGACGTCGCCGATGGGCTGCAGATCGGGTGCCGGCGGCACGCCGAGCAGGCCAGTCTTCTGGATGACCTCGCCGGTGGCCTTGTCGACCAGGACCGCCGGGGCATCGAACATCGCGACGCCGTCAGCGGCGTCGACCGACATCAGGTAGACGTCGTCGTTCTGCCAGCCGAATTCGTCGACAGTGAACCCGGCGCCGAAGAACTCGCGGACTGACGCGTCGGATTGGACCGCGCTGCGGGCCGCGTCGAAGGTAATCATCGCGACAGCGCCGATTCGATAATCAGAGTGTCGTCGGCGTCCGAGGTCATGCGGAACTGCCAGCCGGCGCCCTGTACCGCCGCGAGGATCCGCATCGCGGCGGTCCGCACGGGCAGCAGGTCATCGGCTCGCGATTCGATGCTGACCATGTAGGGCCAGGTGTCGGCGTCCACGGCGTCGTACTGGGCGGTCGCGTACACGTCGCCGCCGAGCTCGAAGACCAGATCGTCGCCGACCGGTGCCGGTGCGGACGGGTCGATGGCGGCGACCAGCTCGGCCAAGGATGTCGGTCCGTTGACCTCGATGTAGTCGTTATTCACCATTGCTGTGCCACCTCCAATCCAAGTCTGCGTCTCCGCGAATCACATGTACCTGGTCCAGATTGTATCTGTGGCCGTAGTGCTCGACCAGTGCTTTCACCTGGTCATCGGTGAGGGACGAATCTGTCACGTCGAGGACCACCGACTTTGACTGGCGCTTCGCCTTTCGGAGGTTCCGCGCAATCGCGTCTTCGCTGGACCCCGATATCGACTTCATTTCCCAGGTTTCGCCGTCGATCGTCGCGTCGGCGGTGGGTCCGATGCCCGTGGCGGGGACGAAGACCACGTGGTGCCCGCGCAATGCCAGCCGGTCTGCGGTGTCGAGCTCGTGCTGGTGCAGATGGGGCACTTGGCTTCGATCGACCGAGCCCGGGCCGCTGCCGGCCAGTTCTCCGGGCCCGGCCGAGGTCGCGACTTTGGCCAGTCGGGCGGCCTTTCGCTGCGCCAGGAGGTCGTCGTTGTCGGTGCGGCTGCGAACCCAGTCGATCGCGTCCGAGGTGGTTTCGAGGTCGTCGGTGCGGACGATGCGGCAGCTGCCACCGGTGGCCTTGATGCGGTCCCAGTGGCCGCTGGCGTCGGTTTCGTTGGTCTGGCCGTCGATGTAGACGACCTGGCCGCCGCGGTTGACGACGTTGAAGATGTGCGCGCCGCCGCCGTTGGCTTTGGACCATTCGACGGTGATGTAGCCGCGAGCTCCATCGCCCCACTCGGTGACCGCGGCGTCAGCCGCGGCCTTGGCCGCGTTGACCTTGCCGCGGCCTTTGGCCGGCAGGTAGTCCCAGACCCGAGAGCCGGTGCTCATGCCGAGTACTTCGCCGTCGGGAACGCTGCCGCGGGTGGCCTGCACGCCGCCTCCTTGGCCGGCGGGAGTGCCGTCCGGCGAGGCCCACTTGGCGAGAACGTTGGCGTAGCCGTTGTCGCGGACCGAATCTGGGCGCGGCTCTGCGGTGACGTCGTAGCCGCGGGCCTGCAGCTCGACGGCGGTGGCGCAGCGGGTGCAGTTGACCTGCCATTGCCGGCCGGCGGCGTGGTTCGGGTTGATGACGGCGAGGTCGGGGCCGAGGGGATCGAATTCGGTGGTGCGCCGGCGCACACCCGGCAGCGGTTCCTCCGGCGCTTTCGGCTCCACTGGCGCGTGCGTATCGCCCTGGTGGACAGCCGGTTTCGGCGTGTCGAGCTCGACCGGTTCGGGCAGCCCGGGCGGTTCCGGTGCCGGGGGCTGGCCTTGCTCTTTGATCACCTGGCGCATCTCGGCCAGGATTTTCTTGGCGTCGCGGGTGGTGCCGGCCCGGTCCGCGGCCTCGTCGTAGATGGCCTTGTAATCGGACATGTGGGGGCTGAGCTCGCGGGGATCGCCCCACACCGGAACGGCCACGCAGTCACAGTTCCGGTGGTAGGTCTCACCGTGCTCGTCGAACAGCGCGTTGTGCTCGGATCGGTAGCCGCCGAAGTTCTTTCCGAGCTCGCGGGAGGCGAGCATGATGCAGAACTCGCAGGTGGTCGGTCCGGTGGGGACCCGAATCCAGCGTGGTTTCGAGCGGTCCTTGTCGGCGTTGGCGGCGATGGTGTCGCGGGCGGGCTGCTGCACCAGGCGCGACAGGTTGTCTTCGAGCCGTTTCTGCACGCGTTGCTCGAGGGGTAGATCGCTGGTGGTCTGCTGCGAGACCGGCACGTCGGGGTTGTCGTGTCCGAGGAAGGCCGAGGCAACGATCTTGGCGACCCGTTCGTTGGGCACGGGGTCGGCGGCGAACGCTCGGTAGGCGTTGCGCGGTTTCTGCTCGGCGCGCATCTCGTCGTAGAGGCCGGCGGCCACGGCGGCGGCGCCGGCGCCGAAGCGCTGCACGATGGACTGGTACATCGTGGTGACGGCGTCCTGGGCCTTGGGGTGGCCCCAGTCGACGCGGGGCCACAGCAGCGCCAGGTAGCGGCGGGCCGCTTCCACGAGGCCGCCGTAGCGGGCGGCCTGGCGGGTCAGGTCAGGTGCTTGGGGCACCGTCTCGGCTCTGTTGCAGGGCCAGCAGCGCGGCGGGTTGCTCACCGTCGAGCGGCTGCTGTGGTGGCTGTTGCGGCTTGAGGCCTTCCAGCGCGCTGTCCACGCCGGCGGTCGACGCGTAGCGCGTGCGGGCGGCGGCGATGCGGCGCCGCTGCACGGGGGTCCAGCCGCACTCGGCCAGGGCGTCGTCGTCGTCGGGCGCGATCATCTTGGCGGCGATCTGGGTGGTGACGTTGACCGTGTCGGCCGAGGGCGTGGGGATGCCGAACTTGCCCCATTCGGATTCGAGTTGCTTGGCCTCGTCGACGTACTTGCCGTTGGGCCGCGTGTCGGCGTCGTAGTCCCACATCTTGAGCGTGATGCGGGCCCATTCCTCCCAGTCGTCGCCGAACTGGACCGAGAGCCGTTCGGCGCATTTCTTGAGGCGGAAGTCGCCCTTGCTGATCGCGTCGGCGGAGGTGGGATTGCCGTCGGAGACCATGCCGAGGTAGTCCAGCGGCACCCGTGAGTTGCCCGAAAAGACTTGGCGCTCATGGTCGATGAATTTGATCAGGCCTGCGGGGTCCTGGCCCTGCTGGAAGATGATCGTCGGCAGGTTGCCGTACTTGTCGGCTTCCAGCGTCGACAGTCGGCCGGTGAAGGTTTCCCAGGCGCTGGCCATGCTGCCGTCGGCGTTCTCGAACGCACTCTTGTTGACACCGAGAATCCAGAGCTTCATGGAGGCGAAGAACTCGGCGGCGATCTCGCTGCGGACCACGGCGCGGGCGGCACGGTCCTGCGTATTGCGCCAGGAGGCCGCGATTTCGCTGCGGCCGTAGCGGTTGGTCGGGGTCGGCCGGTTGGCGAACATGACCACCGGGACGAACCCCATGCCGTGGTCGTTGCGATCGACGATCTCCCAGCCCTTGTCGCCCAGGACCAGGTCGATGGTTGCGTCCCGGGTGTGCAGGACCGACATCTGCCGGTTGAAGGTTTCCGACGCCGGGTCGACGTCGAGGTACGTCTGGTACGCGGCCGACACCTCGCGGCGGCGCACGTCCCAGGATGCCGTCATGTTCAGCGGTGATTCGACGGTCGACAGGGGCGGCGCTTCGGGGTCATCGTCGTTGGCGCCGACGACGACGAACGAGTGCCGGAAGGTCATCGCATCGTCGTGGACCAGGACCGATTCGGCGTCAAAGTTGTTGGCCTGCCACGCCTCTTGCAGGTCGGCGTCGATCGTGGTCTGGCCCGGCATCCGGAACCCTTGCATGGTCAAGCGTTCGGAGCGGGCACCGATCGCTTCGCCGCACCAGCCCAAGACCGCGCGCAGCGCTTCGAGCTCGGGCGGTACCGCGATTCCCAGCGACGGCACCAGGTTCATGCCCTCGGCATACAGCTGCGAGAGAAACAGATCGAACCGTGTCTTCGGGTCGAGCAACTGCGCGGACAGGTGGGTCATGACGCGCAGCTCGACGTCGGACAGGCCACGTCGCTCCGTCGCAGCGACATCTTGCTGAGCGAAGAGTGTGATGGGAACGGCCGGAACAACAGCGGACGGAACAGCGGACGGGTAGGTCGCGATGGGTGTAGTCACAGCTGGAATGCCTCCTCTCGCAAGGTCATCGCCATGTCGTCACGGTGCCCGTGCCGGGTGCGCGGCCCTTGTGCTCTCTGCCGTTGTGGAAGTGCCACATCATTCGGGCACCGATGAAACAGACGCCTGAGTCGATCTTGTGGCGGGACTCGCGGTGCTCTTTTCCGACGCTGATCCCGAACTTGTTGGGGCGCCGGCGCATGTTGAGCACGTGCCGTCGGCCCATGACACCGATGCCGGTTTTCTTCGGGCCCGGGAAGTTGTGGAACATGAGCTTGTCGTGCAGGTCCGAGCTGGTGCGCTCTGCGGCCTCGGTGAAAGCCTTGAGGTGTTGGGTATTTCGCATGTCCCAGATCACGTGGTGCTGGCTCATCCCGGTTTTCACGGCGGGCATGCGGCGCAGCTGGTGGCTGTAGTCCTTGGCCCAGCCGTCGCAGTACGGCTCCCAGTACCGTTCGCCGGTATCGTCGTCGCGGGCGTCCGAGGGGTCCCACCACAGGCCCCAGACGTCGTAGTCGTCGAGCCAGTCGCGAACGGTTCGGTCAACGGCCCCGCGGTTGATCGGCAGGTTGATCTCTTTGCCACCCTCTTTGATCCGCTGGGGTGTCCAGATGCCGATCGGGAAGACCAGTCCGTCAGAGATCCGCACGCCGTTGACGGCGGTGGTGTCATCGGACTTCGACCCGTCACCGAACATGAAGATCGGTTCGCCCTTGGCCGGCATCTCGTCGCGCCAGCAGGGGTCGAATTCCTGCTCCGTGGTCCAGGCGTCGGCGCTGGCGGTGATCTGGTTGTACCACTTGCGGCGGGACTCGCTCGGGCTGTTGGAGCCGTTGACGATCGACTCGACCATCGACGGGATGTCGAGCCAGTAGGAGTCACCGCGCACCGATTCGAGGACCTCCGGAGCGGCCTCAGCAGTCAGTGGCGCTTCGGGGTGCGCTTCCAGACTGTCGAACATCAATCCGAAACTGCGGGCCTTCGCATCACGGTCCTGGGTGGACTGGGTGGCCTCCCAGGCGTGACGGACCCGCTCGGCGACGCTGTCGGTGCCGGGGCGGAACGCGTTTTCGATGTCGAGGATGCGGCCCCAGCCATCGGGAATCTTGGTCGAGTTGCCGTCGATCGCGCCGGCCAGGTCGTGGCCCTGGTTGCTGTCATTCCAGTTCTGCGGCTCGTTGCGGATGGCCTGAGTGACCGGGTTGCCTTCGATCGCCAGGTAATTCGAGGTGGCCGCCTGTATATGGCGGGTGTCGCCCAATCCCCAGACGTTGTCGCGGCCGATCTGGATGCCGAAGTGCTTGCGCACCTCCGCGGACAGCATCCACGGGAAGCACTTCATACTGTTCGCGGTCTGCGACTTGCTGACCGCAACGATCTGTATCCATGCGCCCGGATCGTCGCGGCCTACGGGCTCGCCGTCGTCGCCCCAGTGGTCGAAAATCGTTGGACCGAAAGCTCGGAATGCCGACAACCCGCACGCGAACGGGTCTTTGCCCCAGCCTTTGAGTCGCTGCAGGACAGCGGTGCGGTGATGGAGCCGGCCGTTCTCGTCGATCGAGTCGTAGTTCAGCTCGAAGCGGGCCTGCTCCGGGGTGAACTGCCAGTCCTGGCCTTTCTTGTCGCGGAGCCAGTAGCCGCACCAGCCGAGCATCTCCCAGCCGAGTGAGTGTTCGGGGAGTAGCCAGCCGCGCTGCGGATTCCAGTCCCAGGTCGGGCCGATCCGGATCGGTTCCCAGCGCCGCGGCGGCGGCGGTGCGACCTTCGGCAGGGTCTCGCGGTACCAGCGGATGATGTGCGAGTAGTCGTGCGTCCGGACAAACGCCGGCGACGCGAGCGCGGACTTTGCCATCTACTCGCCGCCCTCCCAGCGGCGGCCACAAAACGCGCACCACATCACCGTCACGCCTGCGAATCGCGTTGGACGCCACCAGCTGCGGTGCTGCCGGCGGCATTCCCGCGACATCAGCCCGTCTTGCCCCAGCGCGAATTCGCGGCATCCCGCGCGCTGACCGAGCGGGGCTGCTCGCCTGCGCCGGCGTCGTCGTCGGGCAGCTTGAGCCGGGCCAAGTGACCGGCGAGGGTGACTTCCTGGTTCCGGATGTCGTCGTCGATCTTGTAGACGCGGGCCTGCAGCGGGTTCTCCACCGGCTGGCCCATCGAGCCCTTCATCATCAGCTCCGCGAACCGCGGGTGTGCCTCGATCGCGGCCTTCTTCGCGCCCAGTGCGACGACCTTGTCTGCACAGCGGCATGCCGCGTGCAGAATGCGGAGCTCGTCGGGGCGCAGGATGTACTTGCCCGAGGCGGCGATGTCGCGCCAGAGCTTGCGGCCTGCGCCGTTGCGCGCCAGGTCTGACGGTGCGGTAGGTGCTTTTGGAGTGGTCGGGGTGTCGGTCATCGTTGGTCCTCCTGGAACCGGGCCACCGGCACCTCGCCGGGGCAGAATCTCTATTCCGCGTGCGTGCCTTCCACATCGCGGTCCTCGCGGTCGGCAGTGCGAGCGTTGAGTGCGCGGAGTGCCTCGTCCAGGTGCAGCAGGGCGGTGGCGTTGTACTTGCTGGCGAATCGCGAGTCCTGGTAGTACTGCAGCCGGTCCGCAGCCGCGGCGATGATGTCTTCGACGAATGCGCCGTTGGGTTCGCTGCGTTCGGCGCCGCGGCCGAGCGGACCGTTCTGCCAGCCGATGGCGAACCCGCGGCCGAACGTCGTGCCGCCGGCCGGGTTCCCGTTGGTGTCATTCCAGTGTTCGCTGTGAATCACAGTCACGCTCCTTTGCTTCGAGTTTTCGGCGCTGACAGCGTCGCTGCGGGCCGCTTTCTGGCCAGGGGTCAAAATCACCTTCGCTGAATTGCGTTGGTGTCCAACGAAAAACAAGCTCAGGCTGCCTGCACGCAGGTGCTCTGGTGCTAAGGCTTATCGGGCGTGCGGCGGGCCCGAGGGGGTACCCCGTGGGGTGCCGGCGGCACGTCGCGCCGGCCGCTCGCTGCCCCGCTGCGGGACGATCGCCGCCCGGCTGACGCATTCACCATGACCGTCGGCCGTTCGTCAGCGAGCGTTCACGCCTGGTTTATCGTGACAATGCGCAGGTCAGAGCGGTATCATTGATGATGTGATGACGTGCTCCGTGTGTGGCCGGCGGTTCGAGTGGTCGGGACGCGGTCGTGTGCCGAGTGCGTGCGGGCAGCGGTGCCGCAAGCGCCGGTCGCGTGACACTCTGCCGGCGGTGATGACGCGTGCGCGGCGGTGGGCCTGCGCTGACGGCAAGCGCCCTGTCCGTGTCGATGGTCGACCCGCGTCAACAACCGAGCCGAAGACGTGGACGACCTACGACCAGGTGGCAGGTCGGCCACACGGCTTCATGCTCGGCTATGGCCTGGCGTGCTGGGACCTCGACAACGTGATCGACGATGACGGTGTCCTGCACGATGATGCGGACCAGGTGCTGCGCGAGGTAGGCGATGCTGCCGTGTGGGTCGAGCGGTCGATGTCAGGCCGTGGTCTTCACGTGTTCGTCTGGGGCGATGGTGATGCGCGGGTCGGCGAGCACATCAGCTACTACTCACGTTCCCGATTCATCGTCGTCACCGGCAATCGCTACCGACGTTAGTCAGCGCGGCCAAATAGCCCAAGGTTGGGCGATTTGCGGCCTGCATAACCACAGGCGTGTTACCAGTCAGCGCCGCATTCGCACTGGTGTGTTCCGTCGTGGTCCCAGTCGGTGTGGTCTGCGGCGAACTCACACCGGTGGACGTGGTCGTCCCCGTCGTCCATGGTGGACCAGCACGCGACACCGATGCTGGCGTAGGCCATCAGAGTGCCCCGGGGTGTGGTTCGTGGTCTCGGTATCGCTTGGACAGCGAGCCACGTTGGGCCTTGGCTCGTGCGATGCCGGCCAGGCGCTGCTGCTCAGTCTTGTGTCCGTGGCATGGGCTGCAGACGCCCTGGACCTCCAGTGCGCTGCGCACCGCCGTGCGTTGTTGGCCTTGGGCTGCGAGTCCGTCAGGGTGATCGAACTCGTCGATCGCACCGGTGCAGATGCCGGGATATTGGAGTCGGCAGGTCTGGTCGCGCCGGCGGACTTGGTCCTTGATGCGCTTCGGGATGGTTGAGCCTTGGCCCCAGGTCATTGGTGGCTGCCTTGTTTTGGGCATGGCTCACCGACGCGGGTCAGAGTGCCCGTTCGGCGAGGTTTGGTCAAGCACCACGGCTCCGCCGCGGCGTGTCGGCGCGTCATTGGTTGACCATGCGCAGTGCGCTATCGAGCAGGCCTGTCGTGACGTACGCGGGTTGACTGCCGTCTTTCGGGAACACTTCGACGACACCGTTGCGGTCGCCCGATGAGTCGATGTACATCGCTCCGACGACGAGGACATAGTCCGTGGCGACTGCTGGCGGTTCGGGGTTTCGCGCTTCAACCAGCCGGTGGAGCTCCATCACTGCCGCGTCGAGCGCCTGGTAGGCGGCCACCGTCTCCGGTGTGCGAGGTTGCAGCTGGTCTTCATCGCTCATTGGAGTACTCCTGCTGGTCGTTCGCAGCCCAGGTCGGTGGCCAGTTCCATGTATTGGTTGGGCGCCCAGTAGTGGCCGCAGTTGGCGCAGTCGGCGCCGAATTCGGTGACGATGCGCAGCGCGGGTGTGCGGACGTGCTCGCCTGCGCTGTCTAGGTGGTAGACGGTGTCGACGCCGCAGGCCGGGCAGGCGGCGTTCCTCCAACGCCCGTCTTGGTCTTGGTCGCTCAGGTACTTGGTGTGCTGCTCGTTGAGCAGGATGACGATGTCGTCGCACCAGGCTTCGATGATGGTGGCGAGCCGGCGGACCTGTCGGGTTTGGTGGACGCTCCACGCCTTGTTGGCCAGTGCCTGCAACTGCTGCGTGACACTGCCGGCCCTGCCGGTGGGCCAGACGCCGACCATGAGGTTGATGTTGGACAGCATGTCTTCGGCTTCGACCCATATTGGTGGGCGCGATCGAGCGACGCCGCGGCTGGCCAAGCCCCGGTAGCTGTCGACGCCGGCGGCGAGCTGCCCGTACAGGCTCGGTTCGACGTTGTAGGCGCTGTTCAAATACTGCTCCGTCGGCTTGGTCAGTCGATCGACTGCACGGCGCAGCTCGGCCAGCGAGTCGAGGAAGTTGCCGAGTCGGGCAGTGGCAGCGGCGTTGCTCATCCCTGAATTCCTCCCAGCATTGCGATGATGGTGTCGTCGTCGTAGTTGGCATCGGATTGCGCTGTGCTGGTGTGTCTTTCGAGTTCGGATCGCAGCCAGGCGGCGGCTACGGCAACGCGTCGGGCGCAGCAGATTTCGTGAATGACGATGCTGGTGTCGGACCACAGGAGGCAGGACAGCTGCGCGGTGGCGTACTCGATGTGGGCGGCGATGAATTCGTTGGTGGCTGCCTCGAGGCTGGCGATACCTGACAAGTTCAGCTCGGCGAGGAAGGCGCTGCCGACAGTCGCGACGTCGGTGTTCGGCAGCGTCCATGTTCCTGGTCCGCTGATCTCCCACCGGGGGTTAAAGTCGGGCTGGGCGCATGTAGCGCGGTCGCAATGATTGGCTGTGCTGCACCCGGCGCAGACGCACTCGCAGGCGCCCGGCTGACTATCGGTCACTCGGTGGTCTCCTTCGTTCGTGGTTGGCAGGGTGTGATTCGTTCGGTGCCGTCTGGCCAGTGGCAGAACTGGTGAGGTTCGGCGCCGCACTGGGTGCAGTGGCGGTGGAAGGCTCCGGTCTCGAGGTAGATCGCGAGGACGGGACCCGTTGCGGGTCGGCTGCACCCGCGGCCGCGTCGGTAGTCGACCGGTTCGTCCGCCAGGTGTCGGCTATCCATCGCCGACCGCCCTCAGCGGTGGAAGGCCTTGGTGGGTGCACCACGCCTGGGTGTTCTCATCGACTTCGATCAGGCCGTTGCGGTCGCAGTCCAGGCAATCAGCGATCGCCTTCCTCCGGCGACGTTCGCGGTCCCCCTCGGCCAGCTCGATCGCGACGTCGCGTTCGGCTTCGGACGCCGTCCACGCCTCGAAAGTCGTTCGTGCGTTTGCGCAGTCGCCGCACTTGCCCCGGAATCCCATCGGGTGCTTGTCGCAGAATCTCGATGGAGGATCGATGGTGTGTGCGTCGGGGACCGGCTCTGGTGACGTACCCGAGTTACGTAACACCCCAAGGTTATTGGTGAATGGCTCTGGTGGGAGGAACCCACGTTCCGGTAGAAACTGCACAGCGGTTCCGGTGGTGGGGTTATTCACAGGAACGTGGGTTCCGGTAGAACGAGTTTCAACAGGAACGGCGGTTCCGGTGGTGGAGTTGTTCACAGGAACCGTGGTTCCGGTAGAACCGTCCTTGACCGCCGCCATGACCGGAGGCGCGACGAGCCGGTAGACCGCGGCCTTGTGCGCCTTGGGGTTTGCTGCGCGGGTCTGCTCGATGATGCCGAGCGCCTTGCCTCGGTCGAGCGCGTTGCGCACGGCACGCGTGGTCATCCCGCACAGCTCCGCGAGCAGAATCTCGCCCGGGTGCGCGTTGGTGCCGTCGCCGTAGTCCGCGTACGTCTGCAGGGCGAACAGGACGGTCTTCTGGGCCGCCGTGAGTTCGGACTGCAGCACCATGCGGGCCCAGCGCCGCCGTTGGTCGTGGGTCAGCATCAGCGCCGGCCTTCCAGTACCGCCGCGGCGAACGCTGCGAGTCGTTCGAATGACACCGTCACCTGGCGGCCTAGCTCGTCAATCGCGGCCTTGAACCTTGCGATCGGGTTCGCGGCGCGACGCTGCTCGATGCCCTTGTCGATCGTGTAGACCGTGATTGTCGGGTTGGTGGTGAGCTCCGCAAAGGCGGCGAACCGCACCAATTCCAACGGCGGGTACGGCCGAAAGGCGTTGCGCCACCGGTACTGTGCGACAACCACTATGTCGCGGACGCGGCGACTGATGACGAGGAACAATTCAGGCATTTGCAACCTCCAGTAGCACGTCGGCGTGGCATGGCTGATCGAGCGGGCACCAGCAGGCGAGGTCACGGCCGCGCAGCTGGCGGCGGATGTCCTTGACGGTGAACCGCACGAAGCGCCCATCACCTGACGGGTAGGCGCCGAGCATTCCCCGGTCAGGCTCGGTCAGGGTGCGTCGGAATAGCTCGACGATCTCTGCGCGAGTAGCCCAGCGGACGTAGTACTCGATGACTGTGCCGTTGGGGCCGTAGTAGTCGTGCCGTGTCCCGTGCGCGCTGATTCGACCTTCAAACTCGATTCGTTCAGGCATTGGCTACCTCACTGAATAGGTCGATCTGCACCACCGCCGGCGGATCGCCCCGGCGCTCGGCGGCCTGCCGGTTCGTCTCCGTCACATGGCAACCGTGGCAAAGGGTTTCGAGGTTCGACAGATGGTTATGACACCCAAACCCATAGCCTCGGCCTACCCGTGGATCGATGTGGTTGACCTCCAGCCACGGCCGAGGCCCCCCGACGGCGACGAAGAGATCGACCGGGCGTTCAGTAACAGGCCAGTCGAGCCCGAGCTTGCGCGCGTCGCTGATCGATAGCACCTGCCGCCACTGCTTCGGACGTTGATCGCTCCCGTTGCCGCCGCAACGTACACACCGGTCGCCGTCACGCTGCTTTGCCGCGTTGCGCGCCCAACTCCAGTCGTGCTGACGTGTCAGTTCGTTGCTGCATTCCCGGCTGCACCACTGCGTCTGCCGACCGGTCAGCGCCTTTCCACACCGGTTGCAGACCCCGTCGATGTGGATGTATGGCAGCGCCATGCAGGTGTCGTCAAGGCCGTAGCGGTTACTAGACGCGTTGCCTGCCATCAGAGGCCCGTTGGCCCGTATCCGAGGATCATCTGCTCTACCGCGTCGCGGGCACTATCCAGCAGGCACATCCGGATGCTGTTGAAGAACACTGTCCGGAGCGGGCTGCTCTGTGCTCGAGCAAGGACAGTCAGTCGCGCGTCGAATTGCCATGGCGTAGCGCCGACGTAGATGGGGTCTCCGTGCGCGATCGCGTCGCGGAGGTACCAGTGGGCCTTCTCCAGGTCCTGTAGACCGTTCTTTCTGTCGGCTCGCCACACATACTTGACGGCGTTACCGACGTTGAACGACAGCTGCCGAGTCACGTCGATGCATTCGAAGGTGACTCCGGCGATCGGCTGGTAGTGGGGAGGGTGGTTCACCATGTCGGCCGCGTCGCCGGTCAAGTCACTCATTTTGGCATTCCAAACTTGCGCATGAGTCGGCGAGTTTCCTTGGGAGACAGACGCACAAGGGGGTCGTAGACGTGGGTGATGCGAGCCGACTTGCAGCCCCACGATGGCGCGGAATCGTGGTGTGCACGGTCGACTAGTTCGCCGATCGGCTCGACGACGTACAGGGCCCCGAGTGGGTAGCCGGCGGCGTAGATGCGGGCATAGTCCTTGTCGGTGGTGACGTAGACCATGGTGGGGTCGTTGTCGTCGCTGGGGAGCTGCTGGCCGTGTTTGCGTGCTTCGCATGTCGGGCATCCGTCGACCAGATGTGCTGTGCCGCTCGTGGGTTCGATCAAGTCGCCGCCACGCAGGCCGGGAACCCCGCCGTGGTAGTACCTCATCAGTAGACCTCATCCAGAAGCGCCGCCAGCGCGTTCAACGCATCCGCGAAGCTGCCGTCGTCGGCTACCACAGTGATGCGGCGGCTGCCGTGGTAGATGCTGGCTGTCGCATTGCCCTCGCGTGCGCGGATGCAGTTCGGGTTTGTCTTGTCGATCTCTGCCATCAGAGCCACACCACCGCGGCGACGTTGATCAGCATGTGCAGGGTGTTGTCGGCGATGATCAGCAGCCACACCGACAGCCAGTCAGGGCGGTCCGGTCCGTGGCCAGTGGCGGTGTGCGGCGGCCGGAATGCGTACGGCGCCAGTTGATTCTTGAACCAAACGACGTGCCGCGCCAGGCGCCAGTGATCGATCACGACGTGTGTCCCGACGATCACCGCCAAGGCCGCGACCGACTGCGTGACGAGCAGGAATGGCAGCCCGTAAGTGACGCCGTGCGCGATCGCCGGCCACCAGCGACGTGTCTTTTCCTGCGCCATCCAGTCCGACTGGATCAGGTAATCGCCGACCATGTGCGCGAGGCCGGCGGCGGCGATGACCGCACCGATGCTCATTCGCCGCGATCCAGCCGGACAGGGCACGGCGACACGACACAGCCCGGGCAATACCGGAACGGCGCCGCATGCGGGCAGTCAGCGATTTCGGCCACGTCGGCCAGCTGGTCGACGTCGACGCGGTCATAGGTCTGCGCGAAAATGTCCGGCTTGCAGGGATAGAACTCGCCCTTGACGCCGCGGATTATCCAGTCGCCGGGGCTGACAGCCATGTCGCCTTCGAGCGTTTCGATCAAGGGCTGGCCGCTGACGTCGTCGTGGCCATAGAACTCAAAGGTGAGAATTGGGTCGCCTGTGTGGTCGAATCCGTTGACCCACTTGCAGGCCTGCTCGATGCTGGCGCGGCTGCCGTCCCACTGGATAGCTTCGATTTCGACGGGCTTTTTGCGGTACTTCTGGACGGTCATTACTGGCTCCAATCAACGATTTCAATGACGAACGGCCGCGTAATGCCTTGCGAAGCCATCCATTCGGCGTGACAGTCGGTGCACCGCAGCCGACCGGCGTCTGGTGTGCCGCCGCAGTCGACGCATTGCCGGGGCTCGGCAAGATAGCGGGCGTTCTGCTCGGCGGCGGTGGTCATGGCGTGGCGGGGACGATCGCGAGTTGCATACCGACGACGGCCGCGTAGCGTTCGAGGGTGTCCAGACGCGGTGTCGCCCGGCCTAATTCGAAGTGGCCGACGGTCGATGACGTGACCGATAGAAGGCGTGCGATATCGGTCTGAGTGAGCCCCAGAGCCTTGCGCTGGTTGATCAGCACGGCGACGACAGCCACCGGCCCGCCGGTGGTCATACTCGCCCTAGCCGCGATGCTGGGCGGTGTTGCGGCACGGCACCGTCGATCTCGGCGCGGATTTGCCGCACGCGACGTTCGGTGATACCCAGCGCGTCAGCGACTTCGGCGGCGTCGCGGCCGGCCATGGCGTCGACCTGGTCGTAGAGGTCGTCGGGTGTGGCTGTCCCGGCGAGCATGGTCGTGATTGCTTCGGAACGCTCAGCAGTCGCGGCGGGGTGATCTGCCGCCACAGTCGCTTCACAATCACCACCCGAAGCGGACACTGTGCTCGCCGGGACAGGCTCAGGGGCAGCCGATGCCGTATCCGGCTCCGGCAGTGCCGTTTTGGCTCCGGCCGAGCTGCTCGGCGGGACGGGCTGCTGACGTGGTTCTGGCGCCGGTTTGGCGAGGGTGCCGCGCCAGGTGTTGGGCCACTGCAGTTTCGCGCCGGGCAGGCCGTTGTAGAGGTTGATGATGGCGACGGCAGTGAGCTTGGCCAGCGAGCCGGTCATGCCGGCGTCGTCGCGCAGTGTGGTGGCCATGACGCGGATGCGCTTGGGTGCCACCGCGGTGAGTGCATCGTCGAGCCGCTGGGCGCTGATACGGCCGTCGAACGTCTGCAGCGCCATGGCGATGCCGTGCACCATGGGCGCTTCCACGGCGGCCCGCTGGTGGCCCCAGGCGATGGTGATGACATCCAGAGTCATCTGCAACAGCTCGGGACCGCCAGAGGCGAATATCTTCTCCATGGTGGAGATGCACCACACCGCACCGTCACGGCCGGTGGTCTCGGTGACCACGAGGCCGGCCTTGGCGACAACGCGTTCGATCGCGGCGACGGTGGTGTCTCCCGCGGCGCGGCGGGCCTTCCAGTGGTCCCAGGTGGTGGGCTGCCGGCGCTGCCGGTTGAGCTTGTCGAACAGTTCGGCTTCCTGCTCGACGGTGAGGCCTTCATGGACGTTGGCGACCAGCTGCGGCGGGTTCTGCAGGAACCGTGCTGCGGCCCAACGGTGTTGGCCGTCAACGACCGCGTACCGAGGGGAGGCGTCGGGGCCGCGGTCGGAGACCTCGATGATGCCGACGAGGCGGCGGTCCCAACTCGCGGTGATGGTGCGGGCCCGTGCGACGTCCAGGAGCCGTTGGTAGGTCTGGTCGACGAAGCATTCGCTCGGCCGCAGGGTGGTGGTGTAGACGTCAGTACCGGTCATCGGTGTGCCTTTCGAGGCCGCGCAGCTGAGCGACGATCCGGCGATCAGTGCTGTCGATGTGTGCGAGGAGTTCGGCGATGTGCCTGCCGTACCCGAGGCGGGTCGGGCCGGTCCATTCGCATCCGCTGCAACGGAATTCGGCGGTGACGAACTGGTCCGGAACAGTCCAGGAGTAGATCGCGTGGTAGGCGATCAGCTGTGCGATGCGTTCGGTGCGCTCGACGTTCTCTGGAGGCCGGCCGAGTGTCCGGTCGATGTCGGCGTCCATCTGGCGTGAGCCGTCTCGCAAGAGGCCGACTCCGACAAGGACCGTGGCGAGGACCAAGACAACGACGACGCCGACTATGGCAGTGGTGCTCATGACCGCCACCATTCGTCGCTGCGCCAGTTGTCGAGGAGCTCGGCGGTGGTGTCGTCGGGCCAGCCGCAGATGACGAACTCGTCGCCGGTGTCCCTGATGCCGTACTCGTCTTGCAGCGCGAGCTTCTGGAACGACAGGGTGCCGGCGTTGTTGGCGAGGCGGGTGGCCTGTTCGAGATTCAGCGGCGCTGCCTTGAGCGCGGCTGCGACCATCCAACCGAGAACTCGCAGCGGGTCCACTTTGCCCGGCCGCAGCACGCTTGCACGCGTCATGGCGCTCATGGATGCACCACCGCGTACAGCTCGGGCAGGAACGTGAGGGCGACCAGCCAGCCCCCGAGCGCGAACACGCCGGCGACAGCTTCCAGGTAGCGGCGCATCAGGCCACCGCCCCGAGGTGCGCGGGTTCGTCCGGCAGGACCGTATCCGGGGTGACGGTATAGGTCTCGGCACTGATCACGTACTGGTCGACGATCTGGCCACCAGAGCAGGTGATGAAGTAGGTACCGGAGCAGGTGATCGGGACCTGGTGACGGGGCACCCAGAAGATGCGCTGACGTTGCCAGGAGCCGTCCGGACGGATCAGCGAGTCGCACAGGGTGCGGCGCTGGGAGGCGAAGAATCCCCACGCGACGACCTGGCAGCTGGAGTCGGCCTTGGAAGTGGTGGCGTAGGCGATCGCGTTGCCGGCCAGCACCAGGACCGCGAGGGCGGCGGCGATGATGCGCCGGGCGGTGCGGGCGTGGAATGTCTTGTGCATCATGCCGATACCGCCATGCCGATGAGGCGGACCAGGAGCGCGATGAACTTGTCTTGATCGCGTCCGCAGATGGTTGCGCTGGCGCCCGCCCCGCCGCCGAGTACGTCGGCCAGGTACACGCTGGTGCCGCGCTGGGTGCGCTCGACGGTCGCTTCGGGGACGACGATCACGACGGTAGCGCCGTCAGCGGTTTCGTACTCGATTCCCAGGTTGCTGCCCATGGGTACGGGTGTCAGCGGTGGTGTGTGTTCTATGCTGGTAGTTGGCATTTCGAGCCTCGTTCTCGTGGTGTCAGCCGCCCCGCCCACCGGGGCGGCATCTTTTTGTGGTGGGTGGCCGGTGCCCCAACCCCAGGGGCGCCGGCCGTTCCGGCGGCTATCCGCCGGAAGCCGGTACCGCAGTCGCCTTCGATCGGGCGTGCAGACGACGGTGCTGTTCGCAACGCAGCTGCGCACGCTCAAGCGTGGTTTGCGATTTGAGGGGTTGATCTTCGATGTGATCAGCGGAATACGTTGTCTCCCACCATGTCCCGATGGGGCATTCGACCTTGTAGACGATGCTCGCGGCCGGGTCGAGGCCGACGTACACACCGCGAACGTTGGTGAACACCAGGTGGCCGCCGGTCAGGTTCGAAAACCATCCGGGCGCCGGCCACTGCTCAGGGCGTAGAAGGTCGGTGCATTCCATCCCGGCCAGGGCGGCCCCGAGGATGGCGGCCTTGGCGGCGTCCAGGCGCTCGGTGTGCAGCGCGTCGAGCTGGTCGGCGATCTGTCGGACGGTGATCATTTGCCAGCCGCCTGAACACGCAGCGTGTGAGGGTGGCCCATGATCCCCTTGAGGCGTTCCATAACCTCGTGGCGCACGACCTCCATCGCCGCGGGATCGGCCATGAGCGCCTGGGCGTAGTGGTCGGCCGCTTTATCGGCTTCGGACTCGTCCCCTGTGACCGTGAGGGCCAGTGATGCGACACCCGTTGTGTAGCCGTCGAGGTAGATATCGATCAGGGTTGATGCGTCGAACGGCTGCATGAATACGTCGGCACCAGCGGGTACCCCCAGCGCTTCGGAAATGCCGGGTGGTATGTCTCCGGAGCCAGCAGCACGCGGCTTCGTGCGGTTGGCTTCGGCGAGTGCCGCGGCTTGTTCAGCCTCGGTCATGCTGGCCAGGACCCGGATGACTTCGTCGCCGGTCATGCTGACACCGCTTCGCTGTCGGCCCAGCGGATGCCGGCGTATCCGTGCTTGCCGTCGTGCCCGGCAGGCCGGGTGCACCCGTATGTGCGGCGGCCGTCGACGCGGCTTGCCCACCTACTGGCGCATTCCGAAGAGCGCGGTGAGGCCGGGGCCGGAACGGGGGGAACAGCCCCGGCCTCACCTGTGGTGTCCAATGGCTGCGGCGAGGGGGCCGCGCACTGTCGGTCACCGGCCTTACGCTGCAGCCACCGGCGCGCGACGCAAAACGCGCCGGTTACATAACGGGTGACAGCCCGTGCAACGTAAGGAGCTTTTGAGTCATGGATTTCATCGCGTTCGGCGACAACATCCCGGACGACCTGCCGATCACCAAAGCCGTTGTCGAGAAGGTGGCCGACGGAGTCAAACAGGCCAAGGCATCGGGAGGCGCACTCGCTGGGGGAGTCGCACAGACAGGACTGGCCATCGTCGGCCTGCTCAGCGGCATGGCCGAGCTCGAGCGACGCGTCATCGCATTGGAACGCGCCCTCACCGGGCAGTGACCAGAACTGCTGCGGTTGGAGTAGCTTCACGCCTTCCGCGCCGCCCCGGCCGCCGGCGATGCGACGCCCACCACTGATCACGCTGACGGCCGCCGCCGGGCTGTGGGTGATCTCCGATTGCAGATCACTCGCGGGAGCCGCCGACGAATAGTCGCGGAATGGCCAGACCGCAGGTTCGCTGGAGCGCGTGCCGGCGGACTCCAGTTTCCGAACCCGCTGGATCAGCCGGAACAGCAGCCACGAGATGCCGAGGAATGCCAGCTCAAGAACGACCAGCGAGACGATGACCCAGATGCGGAGCTCGTCGGTGCTCACAGGTCGACTCCGCAGTACGAGTGGGCGTCGTTCCAGTCCATGAGCGCCTGGTGGTCGTCGCGGGCCCGCTCGGTGTTGATCGCAGCGAGCACCGCTTCGACGACCGACTTATCCAGGTCGTCGAGCGGCCCGCGGCCGAATAGATCGGCGACGGCTGCCACCGCGGCGGCGAGCTCGGGTTCGGAGGCGGTGATTTCCTCGCGTCGGACCTCGAAGCGCGAGCCGCATGGGCAGTAGCCGCCGGAGGTGACTGCCGGCGCGAACGATGCCCGGTACTCGAGGTCGTCGACTTTGGCCGTCATCGCGTTCGCAGCGTCGAGCACCGCGTGGACGCCGCTGCGGGCCGGCATGTCCAGCGCGGCGGCCAGGCCGGCGGTCATACGGACACCGCCTCAGTGGCGGTGAGCGTGGCCATCGGGACGCCGAGTTCAGCCGCGATCTGTTCGAGCTCGGCAATGCTGAACGACACCTGTCCCGAGAGCCGTCGGGAGAGGAACTGCTGTGTGCGGCCCCACTTTCCGGCGAAAGAGGTCTGGGAATGACCGGCGCGGGCGATCTCCGCTCGCACATTGTCAGCAATACGCTGATCGGCTGAACTAGACGGCATACGCATACAGTTACACGCTGAGCGACTAGCTTGCAAGCATGTCATTCGGCGTGGCTACTCGCTTACCCCGCCCAGTTAACCGTCTAGGGCGATTCCTCACACGCTGATAGCTTGCAACTACGCGCTCAGCGGGTAAAGTCGGCGAACATGACCACCTTGATGATCGTTGATGGCCGTCGGGGCGAGGAATCGCGTTCCGAGGGCATTGCACGCCGAATCAAGGGCGAGATCGCCCAGAACGGTTTGTCTATGGTGCGGGCCGCAGGCCTCGTGGGGATGACGCAGGCCAAGTTTTCTCGGCGCATGACTGGCAACGTGGACTTCGGCATCGCCGAGCTCGATGACATCTGCCAGAAGCTCGGCATCTCGTTCGAATACATCACCAGCGGCATCAGGGCCATCCCGAATGGGGACGGCCCTGATGGCGGTGGAGTTGTGCGCCCGAAGGGATTCGAACCCCTAACCTTCTGA